GTACCTCTTGGCTACCTTGTCAGGTTGTACAGGTGCACGCCATGGCTTTGTATAATCATAAACTCCATCAAACTTCTGTGTCATCCTATTGCCCCTCTATGAGTTACCCAGGAAGTTGCTTGTACTTTATTTGGTACATCAACACCTAACTCTCCTGCAGCATGCTGATACGCATGAACGAAGTGTTTGTATCTACCCATTGAACTTAAACCTAGATCTTGAGACATAGTTCCTGTCTGTCGTGGAACTTTTAACTCCTCTAAATTCTTTGGCTTTCCTGTTCCAGCAAAAGGTCTACCCATTGCAATGTCATATGCGTGACGATCAATTGTCACAGGCTCCTTATTACTTGGATCATTAATGTTTTTGAAGAAACTAGTTACTTTGTTTCCACCTAGTACTTTATCTGGCTCTTCACCTGCTTGAATTCTTTGGGCCTTTGCAACATTTGCTGGAAGGAGAGCGTTCTTAACATCGCCAGTCTTTACTAATTCTTTTGCTTCTCTAACATTTCTATCCCAATCACTTAATGGAGATAATGCTGCAATAATTCCTGCGCCACGTTTTGTGTCTCCTCCACCAAGTTTAGTTGCTTCTTCGTGTGCCTTTTCATACCATTGATGTCCGCCTTCAACAAATGCTGGAGATGCTTCACGGTACTTTTTAATAACATTTTCTACATGGTCTTTAAATTGTGCTTGGGCAATATTTTGATCCCAACGACCGTGAGGATTAACTCCGAAGTAGGCCATGTTATGCCCACGCAGGTCTTAAATAGGCAAGCATTGCTTTACGGCGTGCATCAATAGTTCCTGGTTGGTCTGCAACAGTATTTGCTTTTCCATCATTTACTAGATGAGGAGCAGGTGTTAATTGAGTTTGTGGTGCACTTCTTTCTGACATATAAACAACTGCGCCATTTAAATTGACTAATTTTGCTTTCATTTGACGTTCAATACCCATCATTGGGTGTAATTGTTCTGGCCAATAGTACATAGAAGGCTCAATGCGTTCTCCTTTATGGACACCACGTTGATAAGCCTTTTGATTTACACGGTTCTTAACAGAATCTAATAGACGATCATCTCTTCGAGATCGCATTGTGCCAAGATAACCATCTGGATACTCTGCAGAAGGAATGCGACCCATGCCCATGCGAGATTCATCAATTGCACTACGTGCTATGGGAGTTCCTGCACCACCTTGATTGTTATAACCGTAAAGACCTCCACCACCAAGAGATTGCCAGTTTTGTGATGCTGAAAAGTTGTTAACTCCACCAGCCATTACACACCTCTATCTCGGCGATTTTTTGCAATGGTTGAATAAACTTCATTTACTGAAATTTTTTTACCTTTATAGGTAGAGCCACGACTTATTTGAGACTGTTCTGCAAATTCTTGAGCCTTTGGTTTTGGCTCCATTCTTTCATACTCCGCTGTTCGATGAGCGCTTGCAACAAACTCTGGGTTAGATTCAACACCAGGAACTTTGCGACCAAAATAAACATTACCACCCTGTGGGCGCCTTACATCTGTTCCACCTAAATCATATCCAGCAATTTGTTTATTTTCTACACCAGCGGTACGTGCTCCTGGAAGATTACTGTGTTTAACACTTATATCTGCAAATATTTTTCCACCAGTTTTCCATGCACCCTGATAAACATCGCCTGTTGCTTTTGTTTTATTTTCTTCTTTAAAACTCTTTGCTTGTTCTGCAGTGTATGGTGCGTCAGTAATTTTTTCAGCACCAGGAATTGAAACCATAACTCCAGGACTTTTAGGAGATTCACCAGTCTTAAAACTTCTGCTGGCTCCACCTTCGTTGGCTAAATTAGCAAATTGTTCATTACTAAGCATTTGGATTTCTACCACCAGAGTTAGGTGTAACTGATGTATTTGTAGAAGTATCATCCCAATTAAATGTTGTGCCCATTGTTTTTTTAGACAAAGATAAAGGTTTACCGCCACCAAGACTTCTATTTTTCCATGCAGTTGCTTGAGCAGCAGATCCTGCTGTAGAAGAACTAAATGATAACGGCGTGTCTACGTCAGGTGTTTGTGGCACCATTGAATTACTACCGCCGAATTGTGAATTCGACAATGGCATTTTAGTAGGCGTCGCCCATTCCGCCTTGGAAGTTAGGATTTTGACGTCCTGAAACCGAAGGAATGGTTCTTGCGTTAGTCATTGTTGATCCTGAACAAGGATCAATACAAGGCATTGTTGTAGTAATTTTATATGCAGCCCCTTTACGCTCTGATGCTGCGGCATCTGCTACAAGTACATTCTTTCTATTTGCTTTTGTACCGTACATTGGTTCTGCTGCTTGAGTGTTCTTCTTTGGCATCAATGTACCAACAGAAGGTGTTCCACTTACATTAGTAAATGTTGCATTTGCTCCAGACGGTGTGTATTGATCTGCGCTCATATCTTTTTTCATTTTAGTACCTGCTGACTCTAGGTGGTTTGAAGGCATGCCCATGCGACGACGCATTGCGTGACCCATATCTGTCCAATTTGCCATGGTGACTCCTTAATGTAGGTATAAGGATAGAACTAAATTAACGTGCTGTAATGGCGAATACAATGGCGGAAATTTCTCCGTCACGAGATTCAATAGTGGTAAATCCTGGTTTGCAGGTTAAATCTAAACCTCTAGGGGCGACATAACCACGAGATATAGCAATGGCTTTGACTGCTTGATTTACTGCTCCTGCACCTACGGCACGTAATTTTACTTCGTGTTTTTCGTAAATAGCATGAGCAATTGCTGATGCCACACTTTGAGGATTTGAACTTGCGCTAACTCTTAAGAAGGGTTCGTCATTAGAAATAGAAATTTCAGGTGAAGTTGTCATGTTTAGTAGTCCTTTAGGTCGAGTTTGTGTACCGCTCCTAGAATATAGGGTAAGGCTAAAGTCTTGGGGCGTCTCTGTATTTAGGATCTTTCATTTGTTCGGCAACTGCCTTCTCGACCTCGTTATAGAAGTTTTTTCCTAAGAGCCTTGCAAGAGCGTAAGAATCTGCGGCATTATCATCATTAAATTCTATGCCCCATCTCTTGTATATTTGTAACAACATCTCTTGTTTTTTTGCATTTCCTTTGCCTGCTGCAAACTTTTTTAGAGTCATTGGTGGAACTTTTAAAGGAAATTTTCTAAAGTCACTTTCATCAAAGTAATCAAAAATAGTTAAACGAACGGTGGCTGATAACTCTCCCAATACTAAGGCTGCATGACTAGCAAGAACGGTGCCCTCCATTGCTATGTCTAAAATTGTATTGTTATTTTCTTCAAGGTAATCTAAATGATCTACTAACCATTGTCTAATATCAGCAAGTCTTTCAATTCCAAAATAAGGTGATTTATAAACCCAAGTTATATATTTTGTTGGATCTTCAAATTGAAGTGCAGTTAATGCAAACCCAGTAAGAGATTGATCTATTCCTATTGTTACAACACAGTCTTTTGGTAAGTGACCATCAATCGCTTTGGTTGGCACGGCGTTCTCTTTCATCTATGACCATTTGCACAGTCCCTAGATAACCCGCCCCATCAACTAGGTTGTCTCTCTTTTGTTGGTGCACTTCACGACAAATTTTTACCCATGCCATTGCTAGTCCAACTTGTTCTTCAGTTACTTCAGTATTAAAAATAACTTCCCAACCTTTAGCAATACGATTGAAATTGTCTAACGGATGATCGTAAGACTTGTTACGATCACCCGTTATCAAACGCTGTGCTTCTTCAAGCACCGTCTCGTTATGGAAGTCTGACATACCGCCCAGTTACAAATTCATTCTTTGCTTCTGTGGTTGTAGCCATGATTGCATTAAAGGTCTCATCAAAGGTTGCTTTTTTATTTAACAACCACCAACCTGCTAATGCTGCTGCAGAGTTAGATGTACCAACAACAAACTTAGTAGATCCGTCTGTAAGTTTTGTGTAGTAACGAGCATTCAAATAGAAATCTACTTGACCCTGTGCGCCATTACTGTATCGAGCAATGTATGGAGCAGCCGCTGGATCATAAGCATATGGTTCAGATCCTGACCATGGATTATCAGTTGCACCAACTGACACAGTATCTGGCAAGCATGCTGGTGAGAATACGGCTTTTCTATTTGAGTCATTACCAACTGCGGCAATAACAGGAACATTTACTGCCTTTAATGTTGCGATTGACTGTGCCATTCCAGCAGGAACTCTGCAGTTACCCATCACAGCACCCTGTGCTAGTAGTACTGCTGAGATGTTGTACTTCTCTCT